ATCTGCAATCCATACTCCATAGTATCTTTAGTGGAGTCAGAAACAAATTGATCTGGAAATGCAGCAGCCTGTATATCTATTGTTACTTCTTTCATTTATTAAGTAATTGACTTACTGAGTTCTTGTTATTATATCTTGCAAAGTTAATGCTTATTTTTGATTGTTTTCTGACAGGAGTATACAAGTGTTTTTGATTTGCCATAATCGCTAAACCTGAGCTAATAGCAGCATCAAACTTAGTTCTGTTTGATATATCAAACTTTGCCCAATCTTCTAGTGTTCTTTGAAAATACATACTACCTATATCGTCTTTTTCCCTATAACTACCATCAAAATCTAATCCTACATATTTTTCAATATACGACTCAATAGCTGAGGCGTGAGATTGTTTAACATCTTCAGATGAATTAGGAATACCTCCTAACTCTCTTTCGGTCTTAGATAACTTATTATAAGTTTTATCTGGTCTATTTAAACAAAAGCCTCGGTATCCTCTATTTTTAAAATGATACAATAAACGAGGTTTATTATTTTCACATAATATTGGCATGCCATAAAAAACACAAGCCATTAAAACTTCTTCAAAAAATATTTCTGCCGTTTGTGGCCGAGCAATGTATTCTAAAAAAAATTCATTACTTGGAGCGTCATCCATATTAAATTTTGTCATTCCATGTAAAGCTCCGTTAGAACCTTTTCCTACAACTACTCCTGAAATATCATACGAGTCACAACCAAATGAGCCTACATGTTCGTTTCCAGGATACATTCTTCCACCCTTTACAACTACGTTGTTTTGCATAGAAGCTTTAGGGATGTAAGTTACAAAAAATCTTCCTCTTTTATTTGGGCTCCAAATAACCTTAGAATCCTTTATTCCGTTTTGCCAATGGAAAGATCCTTGCGTTGTATAATGAGCTAAATTAATAGAATCGTTGTAATCTATTTGTTGGTATATTTTAGTTAAATTAAATAAAGACTGTTTGCTTTCATCCCTGAACGCATGTGATTCAGTTCTAGGAAACTGTCTGTAAAATTCATTTAAAGCGTCAGGATCCGATGACAATGACTCTACTTCATTCTCCCAGTAATCCACAGCGCCTTGGGTAATTGGCTCATTGTCTATTCCTTTAATAGGTTTTTCTGGATTTTTAAATACAGGCATCCCATACATGTCAATAAAACCTTCCATATTCCACTCCATAGGAATAAACAAATTATATAAACCACTTTTTGTTTGCCCGTTAGAGTTTCTGTTTCTGCAATCAGATGACTCAAATAAATCTTTAAAATTTCTACCACCTTTATCTAAAGCGTTTGATGTGGATCCCATCATACATTTACCTATAACCTTGCTACCTAATCTTAAACATGTTTTAGTTACACGCCAGTTGTTTAATATATTCTCTGGCCTTTCCCATTTACCACTTTCATCATGTAATAAAAGTTGTAGCTTTTCACCATCATAACTGTTGTCAGATGTGTTTTTCCAGTCAATAGTTGTGTCTAATCCTTCAAGCTCCTCTTCACTTACTGTATACATATTCTTTTTAGTAATCTTAGAAGCTGGAACTCTATAAGCCAATTCTGTTTTCGGCTTATCCATACCATCTTGTATTGGTTTGAAAAAAAATGGGTAGTTGTTAGAAATAGGTACAATTTTATCTGTAAACATTTTCTTAGCATCTGCACCCGTCTTAGACAATATACCTATTCTAGAGTCTTTAGTAATAGTAGCTGTATTAACTCCTTCACAAGAACTCATAAATGAAAATCCTGAACGTCTTATTTTTAAATAACACATTCCAAAACTTCTTTTGTCAGCCTTACAGGCTTCCCAATAAATATAAAACAAACGATTAGCTTCTCTAAAATCAGGATGACCAACGTCAATTTTTGTCCATTGTAAATACATATAATGCGTTCCTGTTATGTAAGTTGAAACGCCTTTATTCATAAACCAGAAACCTTCCTCTCTTCTATCAAACTCTTGTTCAATATAATCTACCCACTTGTTTTTAAACTGAGGAGGAGCTTCATGCCATTGAAATATAGATTGAATTCTTTTTAGCTCTTTGCTAATTTCTTGAGCCTCCCAGTATTGTTCTTCTTTCTTTTTTGATCTTGAATAAACTTTACTTGGCGGCTTAGGTAATGCAATATGCAGACCATTTATATCTATAATCTGATCTATCTGTCCAGATTTTGATATTACTACAAAATCGTATTTTTCATTGTAACCATAATGCCAGGTGCGTGCTTTATTCTTAGTAGATAAAACATTTTTTGGAACTACTTTGGTTAGTGTAGTATATAAGTTATTTAGACCTTGATTCTGCAAATCCTTTAGGTGTATTATTTTTAGTTACATCTATACCCTCTAGTAATTGCTTTTCGTCTTCTATACGTTTTAAGATTTCAAAAGCATCAAAGATGGCTAGTTTTTTTGTAGCGGCTGCGTTCTTTAATCTATCAGCTGCCAGTTCATCATCTTTATCATATTTGATAATGTCTTCTTTCGCTACTTTGATTAGTTGTATAACAGCCTTTTCACCAGCTTTTATAATTTGTTCTTTGATTTCTTTTGTGTTCATTACATAATCATAGTTATGTTATTGGTAAACATTCTGTAAAGTTTTTCGTCCTCTACATAAAACTCATATTCAGATTCAGGAGTAAATGATACTTCGTCACCTACCTTTACGCCTAATTTTTTTAACTCTTCATTATTATATTTTACCACACCCATCAAAGGCTCTTCAGTTCCTCGCTTAGATAAAAATGAATCTTTAGGTGGAATAGGTTTTATAAAACAATACTTAGAATGACTTTTCCATTCCTCTTTATTATAATACAAAAAAAATTGATCAAAGTCAATAAAAAATAAATCGTCTTTAAAAAAACTCTTACCGCTTTTTTCACGCCCATACATGTCATTATAATATTTAAAAACATTATGATGAACTAATAATATATCACCAATATTTATTTCGCCTTTATAACCAATAGGTACTGACACTACTTGACCATACCTGTTTGATGCCTTATGGTCTTCTTTAGAAACACTAATTAAAAAATCTAAGTCACCAATCTTTTTTACATTATCATATCTCTTTCCACTTACAGGACGTACGATAAAAGAAAAAGGAGATTGCATTAAAAATTTATGTTATATTCTAAAGATATAGGCATCGTAGTTTTAAACTCTTTCCATATAAGAACTTCTTGGCTTTTTTCTATCCATATTTTATATGATTCAGAAGATGCATCGTACTGTATTAAATGAATTACATAAGATCCTCCAAGTACGTCTTGCCCTATTATATAGTGCATAGCTCCAGACTTATAGTCTGCTCCTATTGAAATCTTTCTAATGTCCATTTAATTAAAATGTAGAGTCTAGTTTTAACTTTCTATATGTAATTTTTATATACAACGTTCCGTTACCTGCGCTAGGGCTAGCAAGGCCGCCTAATGTAATACCTGCGTTTTCAGGTAAAAATTCTGCTGGTGATGGATCATTTTTATATACTTTTTTAGCAGTAGCGTTTAATAAATTTATATCCAAAGGTTCTTGAATAGTTCCTTGAGTTACATTAAGTGTGTTAACAAAATTATAAGGAGTAGATCCTGGAATCATCAAACTAACAATACTACTAACATCATACACATAACCATCTCCTGGAGCTGGTAATAATGTATAAGGTTGCGCTGCAATTACTTTAAGATATGTTTCTGTAATAGCTATTGTAACTGATGTAGTGTTTAAACCAAATAAAGTTTGTAGATTTTCAATCGTACAAGTTTTAGTGTTTAAATTATTCTCTGAATCAGTTAGTACAAAGTAATCCGACAGTGTAGGGGTTATACTTGAGTACGCTGTAGTATTACTTATTCTAGCCATGTTTTTATTTTATAGGTTCTGCTTCTACTTCTTGCGGCTTTTTAGTAACAATACCTGTTGCTAAATCAATAACAGCATCTTGTCCGTATTTCTCCGCTAATTTTTTTTCTTCAACCGCAAAGGCACTTTTTAAGTTATTTAATGCATCTTTTGCAATATCTTGTCTTAGAACATTGTCAGCAATCTCTAACTTAGTTTTAGTAAACTCTTGGTTAAGTTCTTGAATCTTTTTTAATTCGTCTTCAGTTAATTTAATTTCACTCATTTTAATTTATTTTTAATGTTAATTTTATTTATGTAAATATAGTAAATATATTATTCTTCTTCAACCGGTGGTATTGGCGTGGGGTTATCCCATGTAAAGTATAAGTCTTCATCCACAGGATGTTTTTCTAAGTCTATTTGTTTAGACAAACTTGCTTCCATGTCAGCTACAGGTAGGCCAGATTTTAACCAACTAATTACCACATTTTCAAACGCCTCATCATCAGCGTAAGGAATAAAAGGTGTTGAAGGATCGTACTGTAAAGAGTAAGTTCCTATTTGACTAGCGGTATACTGAGGATCCTTGTCGTCTTGAGCGGTATACGTCCAGTGTACTGTGTAGATTACGTTTTGATTCCCATCTTCTTCGATACGGGCGTTCATTTGATTTATTGTCCATTTATAAAAGTTTGCCATTGTTTAATATTTTTACAAAGATAATTATTTATTTTTTAATAATTCTATTTCTGCTTTTAGTTCCTGTATTGATTTAATTAACATTGGAACGAACACAGAATATTTAACTGATTTGTATAAAGTTTCATCATCAGAGTCTGGATTTTTAGATTCATCAATCATACCAGGAAATACTTCTTCTAATTCTTGGGCTACAACTCCAATTTGTTTTGTTTCTTCTCCTTTTAAATTAAAGTTTCTAACTTTAACTTTCATTAAGTCGTCTAATTTTGGAGTAGCATCTACTATGTTTTCTTTTAATCTTTCATCAGAAATTGCACCATAAGAATTATTAACATTTTTTACATCTCCATTGCTAGTAATCCACAACCTATTTGTTCCACTATTTGGATCTCCTTGTCTGCAAATCATAAAGTAGCCTTGTGTAGTACTTGTTGTTTCAGCTTGGTTTAATTGAATTACACTATTATTATTAGTACTGGTATTTGAATTTCTTATTATTAAAGCATATCCTTGTGAAGAATCTTTTGCAATATGATGAGCACTATATCCATAACTATTAGTTACATCACCTATATAAACTGTCCCTCCGTTAAGAATACGCATTCTCTCTGTATTATCTCCAGTATTAAAAGTCATTATAGTATTCCCACCACTACTAGAATCTGCTTTATAATTTATAGAACCTCTAATACTTGCACCTGGGCCAGAACCATCTTCTGAGAAAAAGTCTATACCACCGATTCTTTCGCCGTTCCAACTTGAATCGTTTTTAGTACATTTTAAAGTAATTATAGAAGTGTCCGCACCACCCTTTAAACTTAAAAGCGTACTGGGTGCATTTTCGCCTATTCCTACTTTTCCACCATGTTCCAATAAAACCATCGTTGCAGCTCTAGTATCAGCTCCGGTAACCTCAATAGACATTTGAGTTGTTAATCCATAATCAGTATTTGCACCCCAAGTAGGTACTTGAAATAAAAGTTTACCGGTTGATGTATATGAAGGAGATCTTTGGGCTATAATTGCGCCAGCTGGTATAGTACCTTGAACTGTGTTACCTAAATATAAATAACCAACATTACTTGTGCTAGATCTTATAATTCCATTTACATCTAAAGGAAAAGATGGCGATGTTATTCCTATTCCAAAGCGGGAATTATAAAATGTAGCCATTTGACCTGCGGTATCAAAAAACGCTATAGATTCCGCACCTCCACTTGTTCCTCCTTTTATTTGTAGTCTATCTGTTCCTGCTCCAAAACCTATCATATCTATAACAGTTCCGCTTGTGTTTCTTACGCCTTGTAAAAACTTACCATTGGTTGTTATCTTAACATCACCAGAACTACCTATATTAAATTTTTGTGTAGTTGTTCCTGAGTTACTTGTATAAAATTCAAAAGTAGTGTTACCACCTGTTGATTTAGAATATATTTCAGCAGTACCTGCTGTCGAATTATATTGTAACTGCAATGAGTTGTTTGTGCTTGCTGTAGCACCCATAATATACATTATACCTGAGCTACCAATAATCGTTCTTATAGCATCGTTGGTTCTTATAACCATAGAGTCATCGTCATGGTTATAATATAATTGTCCTACATTATGATCTGTTGGCGATGCAAAACTTACTACTCCTGTGGCATCTGCCGCACTTCGAATTGTTAAACCACAATCTGTGTCGTTTTCTAAAACTAATTCATCTGATGCAGTACCTAATGTGGTTCCACCATTGCTGCCTTTAAAAATATGTACTTTACCATCAGGATCATCTGTTCCGATTCCTACTTGACCATCAGCATCAATGGTCATTCTATTTTCAATACCATTTGCCCCTGCCGCAGTCCAAAACTGCAATTTACCATTGTTGTTTCCTGATTGTCTAACAGCTCCTATCATTGCATTTCTTGTACCACCGCTACCAAAAGATATAATACCTAAATTTTGTCCATTAGCATCTGTTGATGGTGTAAGCAATTCTAAAACACCAGCATAACCTGCTGTAGTACCACCCATTATAGTTAATGTTTTATAACCATATCCTGTTTGATCAGGCGAAACCGTTCCGATTCCAACGTTTTGAGAGCTATCTATAATTACAGCATTTGTAGAGTTGGTTCTAAACTGTAGTTTATTACTTACCGTGCTTCCTTCAATAGAGGTTGCACCAGATGTGCCCCACGACAAATATTTACCGCTTGCAATTAAAACTTCACCGCTTATATTTTCACTACTTAATATTCTTATTGCCATAATTATTTATTTAACAGTATTGAGGCCATCCCGAATCAACAGCTCCAGTTGAGGTGGATATTTTCATTACCAATCTATTACCTACTCCTGTTGCTGCATTTATATTATAATACCCAGCACTTAAAGGTGTTGTCCCTGCTGCATCTGATGTACAAATATCACCAGCTGCTGGAAGTGAGCCAGAGCCATCATGATAATATGTTTGTGTACAACATGGGTTAAATCCATTAAAGTTACACGCTTGATTAAACACACCCATTGTTGATGAACTAAAGGCTGTTGTTGAAACAAAGCTTCTGCCATAAAATTCAGAGTACGCATGTGGCGCACTTTGATTTACAGGAGGACTAGCTGTTGCGTACAACTTAACTAATGATCCTGTTTGCGGCGTTGAACTTGTACCTGACAAAGGTGCGTTAGCAGTTGATGACCTTCCTGGTACTTCTGCGTTTATCATATTTGCCGATATTGGGTTCCCTGGTTGTGGTAATGCCATTATTTAATTTGTTTTTTAAGTTCTTCTACTTCAGCTTTTAATTCTTTTATAGCACCTACTAATAATGGCACTACTTGAGAGTGATCTACTCCCTGATACTTAGGAGTTCCATCTTCATTCATTTCGTCTTTTTGTCCCGACACCGCCTGTGGTACAACCTCTTGTAATTCGTGTGCCATAAAGCCATCTACTTGTGTTTTAGGGTGTGAAATAAAATTATATCTACTAGGTTTTAATTGACTAACCCTATCTAAAGCGCCAGTCATTTCAGTTACATTTTCTTTTAATCTATAATCAGAATTAGATTGATATAAAACATTTGTACCGCCTGTTACAATTTGACCAACATTAGTAGGGCCATAATAAAAATTAATAAACTTTAAAACCGTTGAATCAATTCTAACGTAAGAATTTCCAGTTCCTCTCCAAACAACCCCTTCAGTAGAACCATCAGCTTTATAAACAGAAAGTTCAGCATCATCACCTGAACCACCTGGATTAAAAAATCCTCTTAACTCATTTCCGTCAACACTTGTTGTATACCATTTTTGTTGCCCGTGTACCTGTAAAGGTACAGAAGGCGAAGTTGTTCCGATTCCTACGTCTCCACCGTTAAAAAATGAATCCCCATCTGCTCTAAATTGAATTGTTGAAACATTATCATAAAATAACCGCATATATCCTTCTTGCGAAAAATATTGTTCAACAGACCATATTGTCCATACGCTTGAACCACTTTTGGTTTTTAAATTAATTCCTTCTGTAGGATCTACCCCTCCTACTGTAAGTCTTTTATCAGGTGTATTTGTTCCAACTCCAACATTTCCTGTATTTTTGACAACAAAACCATTTCCAGTACCCGTGTATACTTGTAAAGCTGATTGACTACTAGAACTATTTGACATATCAACTCTTAAGCCATAACCATTAGCCGTATAATTTTTAAAATCACCAGTCCACTCTCCTGATGTAGTTTGAACACTTTGAAATTTTACTCCGCTAGGATTAGTCGAACCGATTCCAACGTTGCCATTAGCTAATATTGTCATACGAGGGCTACCACCTGCTGTTGAAGTATCGGTCGTATGTGTGTAAAACCGAATAGCTGTTGCAGCATTAACTTCGTAAAGACCTCCTCCAATATAAACATCATTCTCTCCATTTGCACCGTAAGTTCCAATCATCATTATACCCGCTGAACCACTTCCGTTACCACTGCCACTTGCTTGGTTGTAATGAGCCCCTGTAATACTTGACCATTTACCCGCCCCGCTAGATCTAGGCCCTAATGCTAATGTTCCTGCATTAACATTTCCAGGGCCTTGAATTAAAGCTGTTTGAGTTACATCTAAAGCCCTACTTGGATTAGTTCCAACTCCAATCATGCTTTGAAAGTTAACTTTCCTGTCATACGTTGTACTCCACGCATGTCCAAAATTTCCATAACTACCATAAGCTTGAAAACTACCTAAATTAATAACGTTTGAATTGTTCCATGTAGGAACTAATCTTATTCTAAATAATCCTGGATACCCTCCTCCTATTTCCCAATTTTTTTGAATAGATGTCAAGCCTGGCCAACTTGATACGCCTGTTTTAGTAACCATAGTAGTCCAGCCTGTTGTATCATAAGGGTTTGTTGTGCTTGAAGCTCTTTCTAAATAACAATCAAAAGAGTTGCCGTTAGTAGAATGCTGAAGTATTGTTTGGCTTACAAATGAATAACCTAAAGTATTAGAAAAATAAAATACATATTCTGAATATGCAGGCTCCATATTAACACCTCCCCATTTGTGTGCATAATTACCTTCAATTAAAGAGTTGCCTGTTGAAGGATTACTCCATGCGTTTGTGGAAGAGTTTTTTCTCCAAACCGCTATTTCTTTATATCTAAAAACATCAGCTACGGATCCGTAATTATCACCACTACCTGTACCAGAACCATATATAGCTTGTCCTAAAAACCCAGCATACAAATCAGCCGCTGTACCATTTGATAAATATGAGTTAGTATCAAGTCGAGTAGCAGTAAGTAAGCCGCTTGTATTAACGTTGCTAGTTATTCCCAGTGTGCCATTTATCTGTGTGTCAGCATCAAGTATAATTATACCCGTGTCAGCCTCTATAACTAAATTTGTTTCATTGTGTTGGATATAAGCTAATCTAGTGCCGTCAGCTTTTTCCCATTTTATATAAGGGCTAGCTGCTTTAATAGTTAATGGTGAACCAAAAGTAGCTGAACCAGATGTGGTAATTCCAGTTGCTGTTATGGCTCCGTTTGCTATTATGCCTCCGCTAAAAGTCGCTGAAGATGAAGTTATAGTTACAGCAGTAGCATTACTAGCACCTATATATACATTGCCATTATCATGTAAATCAAGATAACCGGCAGTTCCAAAATTTGCAAACAACTGCATTCTGTTAGTTTGAAACCTTATGTGATTATTTGTGTTACCATTATGATATATATACGAATCTATATGAGCAGTTCTTATATACCCATCATCAACATATAAACCTTCCCATCTAACCGAAGCACTACCTATGTCATATAAGTTTTCAGCAGCTGGCATCACATCACCAGAAAAAGTTGCGTTTTGTGAATTGTCTATTGTTAAAGCTAAAGTGCTATTTGTATCTATCTTTAAATTATGATTAGAATAAGTCCCAATATGTGAGTCTGCATTCTGTGAATAAAGTAAGAGGTTAACATCATTAGTAGTGTCTTTTATACTTAATGTTGGGCTACTTGCATAATGTAGATTTACATTACCTGTTACAGTTAATGTTCCGTCTAATGTTTCACTGCTTAATAATCTAATTGCCATAAAGAGTAGAATTTACACAAAGATAATCAATTATAGATTACCTTTTATAATTACTCATCTCCTGGCGGAAGTGGTTCTGGTGGCTCTGGAGCCCAAGGCATAGGAGCGTTTTCATTCTCTGGAGTTATCTGATTTTTTATTTGATTTGAAATAACTTCTTGTGGATGATCCCAGCTAGGATATGTAGCTACAACCCATTGTATAGCCTCGTCTTCTGTTAGGTCTTGTAAAGGAACAAAGCTTGAAGGATCAGGTGCGCCTACAGGAATTGATCCTTTAAACGTTCCTGAATATCCTGAATCTGAATCAGTGCCAATATAATCAAATTTAACTACCGTGACTACATCAGTTAAATTATCTAATGATGGAGCCATTAGCATACTTGTTATTTTATAAGAATATGTTACATTCATAATTGCAAAGGTATTAAATTTTTTCTAGCCTTTCTATTCTTGATTTTAAATCGTCTATTATAAATTGTTGTTCTTTAACCGACTCAATAAGTAAAGCAGTTAGTTTTTGATAGTCAACAGCTTTGTAACCGTTTGATCTAGTTTGTACAATCTCTGGTAATATTTCTTCTACCTCCTGAGCTATTACACCTATATCTTTTTTACCTGTTTCTTTGTGTGATATTTCATTCCACTCAAAAGTATAGCCACCTATCTTACTTAATTTATCTAATGCATTTGTTATTGGAGTGACATTGTTTTTAAATCTAATATCAGAACTAGCATAAGCTACAACATCACCCGCTACATTTACTGATGTTCCTGTTGTGCTTGGATCAATATAAAACGCAGTATTATTGTAGTCGTAAAATATAGGAGCACGCAAACTTGTTGTACTTTGTAAGTAAACTCCTATTGTTTGGTCTACTTCATTAGTTAAAAAATTATAAGGCCCTCTAAGAGTGTTATTTTCTCTTCGGCTATATTTTGGAGGCCCCCAAAATGGAAATATTATTGTTGTATTGTAATAATTTGAACCATCCCCATGATTACCTATATAGTAATTTGCCCAACCACTATATCCGGCAAATGAACCTGATGTTTGATAAAAACTTTGGCCATTTGTTTGATAACCTGTAATAGCTAATTTGTTTGATGATGCAATAGTTCCCGTAATAGTTCCTGCAACTGTTAGTCCATTTAAATTACTTACGTTACGAGGTTGTACATAATATGCAGTATTAATTGAATCGTAAAAAATAGGAGCTCTCATGGAACTAGAAGATTGAATCAGCCCCATATAATGATCAGACCAGTTAGATGAAGTACCAGCTCTCCATTTCCATGTAGTAGGAGTGTGGCCGGACGTATTATTACAAGTTCTGTGGCCGGACGTATTATTACAAGTTCTATAATTAATATTAATCTCAGTATGTTGAGCACCTATCATAAGCTCAGCGCCATATCCTTTTAATTCTAAAGTATCATAAGCGTGATTTCTACCTACTTGTGCAGCTCCAGAGATTGTTCCAGTTACAATTCCATTAAAATCAATATAACCCATTTGAGACATACTAGCAGGATCTACATAATAGTTTGTATCATTTGAATCGTAGAATATAGGTGCTCTTAAACTTGAACCAGCTTGTAAACTATTATTTACAAATACATTTCCACCACCTAGCCCATCACTACTATTATTAACTGACATAACTTGGGTTGCCATAGTGTAATCATCATAAAAACGCATGCCATTATAAGATGCGTTTGCTCCAAACTTTATACCTGTGTGCATAGCAATACGAAGATCTGGATAAGGGTGTGTCCAAGCACCCCCTTCTTGAAATATTGCGTAAGCAGGGGATCCGCTAACCGAGCTTAACCCACTTGCTGGTAGTGTAATTCGGTCTTTTAAATAAATAGTACCAATAGCAGTAATTTGATCACTGACAATTAATCCTGTATTCAAAGAAACCATACCTACACTATCCCCTGAAGTTATGTTAAGATTACCACTGCCCGGAGAAATATTCCAAGACCTTGTACCTGTTTGATCAAATTGCAATGAGTTACTAAGCATTTGTATATTACCTGACATAGTACCCCCTGATAATGGTAAATACGCACCGCTTATAATGTCTTGAGCTAAAGGAAAATTATTTGTTAAAGTATTGTTAATTGTTTTACCACTTAAAGAATCAAACGTTATGTCCCA